TGTTATAATAGGAAAACCCTCACTTAAATTTGCTTGAATTTGCGTACCTATTAATTGACGCGTATCTCCGTTGCGGCCCTTTATTTTATGCCCATGAAAGGCTACATCTTTTAAATGCGCTTGATAAAAAAATTCAAATTGATTCATTCTTCTCCTTCTTCAAGTTTATTTAATGATGCTATATATGCTACTGCGTCTAATAAATTATCTTCTTTATGGTGATATGCTTCTCTTGCTAATTTCATAGCAACCATAACCATATGCACATCTTTACTTGTAATTTCTTTTTGTGTCATTAAAGAAGCTAAATCTGCGCATCTTTGCATACATTCTTGCATTGGACCATACATCCTTTGCTTTTCTTCACCTCTTTCGTTTATTATTTCGTCTGCTTTTTTAAGTATATTCATATTGCAATATAAACATTTTTTGTTAATTATTTAATTTTGAATCAAAATTTTCAATTATATCTTCTTTCATTTTTTTATTTTGCTTATCTGATTCTTCTAATTGTTTTTTGATATCAAAATATTTATTTTTATAAACTATAGATCTACTTTGGTAATCTCTTACTGCTAAACGTGCTGTTTTAATATTCATTTCTAAAACTGCTACATACATACCAATTTCAGATAAATATTTTTTACATTCCTTTAATTTTTTATTATCAGATTTTTTTGACCATTCAATTAATGTATTACCAAGCTTTTCAAAATTATCTTGATACTCTAATTCTCTAATTAAATCTAATTTATCTGTACTCATTGTAAATTGCTTTTAACTTATTATAAACTGTATTTACAAAACAAGGGCTGCAGTTTGTCATTTTTTTATTGTCTTTAAATACCCTGTTATATATTTTAAGTATTCTTTCAGGGTTTTGTATTTTATTTGTTTCATTTGTAAAAGTTAAATCTAAAAAATTAAATTCATCTTCAGTTAATAATTCTGGCATAATATATGGAAATAAATCATTTAACTTCTTTTTTCTTTTATCACACCCACAATCTACATCTAATGCATCCGCAACTGTGTCAACTACTTTTTTAATTCCAGTAGCTTTAGTTATTTTTTCAACTGTATCACCAAATCCTTTTAATGCTACTTTTTGTTGATATTTAAAATTAGCTTTGAACTTTTCATATTTTGTCATAATCTTGATTTTTATAATCTTCGTAATCTTCTGATAATTTATTTTTAATTATATTTTTTGCATTTTTTAATGAATTAAATATACTAACCCAACTTATTTTAGTTTCAGCTGCAATTTTCCTTATACTCATTCCTGAATCTCTATATAAAATAAATAATTTTTTATCATACCAATGCCAGTTATCTATTTCTTGGTCAATTTTTTTACATATTTTATTATATGCTTCATGCTCTTTTAAATCCGTATCATCTATAAGCTGAAGGATATTATCATCGATATAAACTTTACTAATTTTACGCTTACTATTATAATATAAATAATATGTAGTCCTAAGAGTAAAATACATATACCCACGGCGTATATAGCCATTTTCAATAACTCGTTTTGGTTCAGCATATTTATAAAGTATTAAATAACTTTCTTGAACAATATCTTCTGCATAATCATATTCGCCAAAGCTATTAACTATTCTAATCCATTCTTTATGTTGCTTAGCTACAAGTCCAAGCCAGTCTGCTCGTTTTCCCATCTCACTGTTAAATTAACAATTCCAATTAAACATTGTATTGTATGTTCATCAACTCCATCTTCATATTGTTCTTTGTGATATAGGATGCCAATCATAAACCCTTTTATTAATGCTAAATAAACATCAGCTTTTTTAAGCTGTGCAATTATTAAAGTAATTAAAGCTGCTATTAATAAAATTTGTAAAATCAAAATCTTAAAAGTTTTTTATCTTCCATTAAATTTAAATCCATATAAGTAAAACCTATATTGTTTTTTTCCATTTTTAATTTAATGGGTTCATCAAATGGTGTACATCTTCCGCCTGTTTCCATTTCTTTAATTTTTAAAACATATATATTAGAATATATCCAATCTGTAGGGTGAGATGTATAACGATGAATACATATTAAATCATCACAACGGTTTCCCCATTTACCTCCGCCTTCTACACTAGCCATATTAAGAGGCATTGATAATCCTTCATATTCATGCCCTTTTGGATGTAATCTTCTTAAAGCTTCTGTAACTCCATGTGCATTTAAAAAAACTGTAATATTATTTTTTTTTGCAAATAATCTAAATTCAGATGCTACTTGATAATCATATTCATGACCACCAACTTCTTTATATAATTGTTTATCTTTTATTAAAGAATTATAAGGGTCAATTAATATTGAATCATAATCCCATTCTTCTTTTATTTCTTTTGCTTCTTGTAATAATTCTTTATATGAATATAACTCCTCAACATCTATTATTTTAAAATATTGTGTTGACCAAGCCAGTGCTGATTTAATTTCGTCATCTTCTGCAAGTGTTATTGGTTTCTGCATTTTAAACTCAATAATTTTTCTTTGTATTGATTGAGGTGTATTCTCAGAAGACCAAATAAGAAATTTTAAATGATGTTTTATAGACCAGAGTACGAATAAATACAATATAACAGTTGTTTTCCCCACATTAGCATGACCAATCAGCAGATTAAAATTGCCTTGCTTATATCGTAAATATTCGTCTATTTCTGGTATGTTTAATTTTAAACCCTCTTTAATACGACCATGCTTTATATCAAGCAGACGGTTATATAATTCATATGGGTTTAATATCATTAGAATGGAAGGTCGTTAGAGTCTGGTAATTGATCTGCTGTTTCTAAAGATGCTTGAGCTTGTAAAATTTCCCAGCCCATTATATTTGTATACCATTTGCCATTATATTCTTTTGACCTTGCATTTACTTTAATATCCACATTATCACCTACTTTAATTTGACTTAATATATCAATATTTTTATTTAAAAAGTCAATAGCAATATTTTGAGGATATTTACCCGGAGTCTCAACAATTATTGTTTTTTTAGTTAATTGTTTTGGTGGGTTTCCTATTGTTTCAGTATTTAATATTTGTTTTACTGTTCCTGATATTTGCATAATTATTAATCTTTATTATCTAAATTATATAATTTTTTATAATCTTCTGTAGTTGGTAAAAGATTTTTTTCAAAATATAAAAATTTACCAATTAATGATATATCTCCCAAAATACTTTCTTTTTCTTCAGGGGTAGCATTTCTCCATACAGGATTTAATGCTATTTCGGTAGCTCTATCTACAGCTCCTTGTTTACTTATAGAATCTTGTGTTTGTGTAATTCTAATTGTTTTATTATTCTTTGTCATTTTTAAAAAAATTATTAATTATTAGTTGTTTATCTTCTTTGTTTATTTTATCAGATTTTAATAACATAAACAAAATAGACCTTAATTCGTCTATTTCCTTTTGCTTTTCTTCAAGCAATTTTATATAATGTAATTCAATCATAAATTAAAGTTATAAAAATAAATTGTAAATAAAAAAAAAGAGGATAAAAAATTTACCCCCTTTCAAAAAAACAAAGAACAATATAAAGGCTAATGAACCTCCATATATTTTATTTTATCTTTATAATTCTTAATCATTTCTTCTAATTCAAAATCCGCATATTTAACTAATTCCCTTGATTTCTCTAATAATTCATGTGAAATATCTGCACCTAAAAAAAGAGAATATTTATATTGTTCCCCCGCTCTAAATACATTACAAGCTACACATTGCGCATGTACATTAGTTTCATCCCATCTAGTTGCATAATGTTTTCTTGAAATAAAATGCCCTGCTTGAATTCTTTTCCAATAATGTTTTTCTCCACATGTTACACATCGACAATACCCTTCTTGGTCTGCGTCTCTAAGTCTTATATATTGACTAAATACTGTATCTAAATTTTCAATTAATTTTTTTCTACTTCTTTTTTTAGGCATCCATATTATGAATTAGTTGCTTTCCAGATTCAGGGTCTATTTGTTTAATTTTTTTATAGATGTATTTAGAATTAGCTTTCACCTCTTTACGTTCTTGTTTTGTAGATTCAAGACCTAAATTAGTATACATTATAGCATCTAATTGTAATAATGAATCTGTTTTTTCTTTTATAGTAGTATTGTAATCTGAAATAATTTTATCAGCTAATTTTCTAATTTCATCCATTTGAATATTAAATTTTAAAGTGTTATACATAATTTAATTATTTTTAATTACCACTAACCCACCAAAGTTATCTACTTTTTTTTTAAAAGTAAATAGGGCAATTAAAATTCTTTTTAACAATTAATGTTTACGGCCCTGCCCTCTATACTTCTTTTTATATCCGCTTTGGCTTCTACTTGCATTTTTAGAATGTACACCTGGCCTTTTCTTTTTTGGCTTAAATATATATGTAGATATAGCTTTACGCATTATTTAAATGTGTACCATCACAATATCCATTAGGATCTTGAGTATTACCACAACCACATTTTGGTTTATCTATTCTCATTTAGATTTATCTTTTAATTTTTCAAATGTTCTCATTCCCCCTAGGCCTAACATTCCTAGTAATACTGTCATTAAATGTTCCATTTGTAAAGCTGGTGGTGCTTGTCCTTCACCAAAATACCATACTAACATATCTCTTATTACAAAATTATATGCTAAAGCTATACCACAAACCCAACCAATAAATGGTCTCCAACCAGCAACAAATATAGTTCTATGCTGTGCTTCCATTTTATTAATCTCTGATTGTAGTTGTATTAATTGCTGAGGATCTATTTCTTTCCCTTTAATTAGTTCTCTTATTTCTAATCCTAGACCAGAAATATTATTTTGATCAGAGAATCCTAATAATTTCTTTAAAATTTTAAGCATAAGTCCAAATTACCTTTTGAGTTTTTATTGGGTCATTATCCACATGGATAAATGTTTTAGCTACTCCAATCCTATTGAATCCAGCTTGTAATAAAGCCGATATGATTTCGTATCTGTATGTTGAGGACGTACAATGAATATCGGCAGCATGTCCTCGTAAATGTGACGAATTCTCTGTCCCTCCCACCTTTTCATTATGCTCTTTAGTTCGGAATCCGGAATTGATTTTAAATGGTATCCCTGCAATTTGACGTGCATGGTTGAGCATGCGTAAAAAAGAAGGCTGCATATTGCTACCACTATCAGGTATGTCAGGCGAGTCAAATTCACTATGTGTAAAATAATTTTTAGACATTACATTTTTAATTTAGCTAACCATTGATTCCATGTTTTAGCTACCTTATTGTTAAATTGTTCTAATTTGTTTGCTATGTATCTTAATATTCTAACCATCGTTATTTAATATAAATCTTAATTCTGTTTGAAATTCTCTTTGGTCTATCTTTAATTGTTCTATTTCATCTTCTACTGCTCTTGTATTAGGAAAACAATATTCTTGTTGATTATGTGATGTTTTTCTTGCAAGAGTTGCTACTTCTTCTATTTTAGCATTTAAATTATAATATGAACCAGCCATTGATACAACAAGAGAAACAAGCATTACTACTTGTCCTATGTTAATTGAGAAATCTGCTTTACCATCTCCATTTATATCAATCTTTGCCATTTCTTAATAATTGTGCTATTTTAATAATAGTATAGATTAGAGTCGCAATAATTAGAAGTCCCTGTAGAGCTTCATTAATTTCTGCTACTGTTATTACATAAACATAGACTCCAAGTAAAGTAGGTTCAAATCCATTCATTTTAATTAATTTTAATTAAATCCATAAATAAACATTCTGTCTCTACAGTAATATCCATTAGCATAAGAAAAATAGACAGCATATTTTCTTTGAGATGATAAACTTTGATTATGTGCAAATTTCCAAGAGCCATGATATGTATTTGGTAAACCAGCTCTCCAATCACTATTTGCAAAACTACTTATTGAACCTCTAGATGTAATAGAAAGAGATGTAATATCAAAATTAGTAGAGGCGTCTGCAACAAAATAATAAAATTCACCAAAATAAGCATCTCTAATTATTCCCATAAATTGACTACCATCTGTATTCCATGTAGCTCCCATTTTACTAGAACCCCATTGTCTAGAACTTGCGTTATGTGGAACATTATCAAGCCAAAAACTTTGAATATAATCTTGATATGACCTAACTAATGTTATACTACTAGTATCATATGCTGAACCTAATCTATAAGTGTTAAATGTTAATTGTGCACTAGTATTAGAACCTGTTATACCCCCAAAAACTGTAAATTCAGTTCCATCACAACTCATACTTAACATTCTACTTAAACCAGAAAAACTATTATTAGTTGATAAAACAGCTCCATTTTGTTGGTAAGTTGCAATACCTGTTGTAGATACTGCTGCCCAAGTTCTTGTACTACTACTACTACCACCATTAAACCAAATATCTGTAATAGTTCCTATTCCCATATTAGAAACAATATCAGTTTTACTACCCTTAGTACTAGTGTCAAATGCAGTACTTAAACCATATTCACCTAAAGAAGCACCATAACCTACATATAAAGCATGACCATTATGGTTATAGGTACCCATCCAGTTCACACCTGTTGCACACCTTATATTACCCATGTTATATTCTGCTTTTTTTACATTAACAACAATATTTTGATTTGTGTTAGATGTATAAGCTGAACAATCAGGCGGCGCTGCACCTCCAGCTGCCTTTAATAATTTATCATTTATCATAAAGATGTATTATATAAAATTACACTTGCTTTTGTAGTTAAAGCATTTATTTCTCCTTCTTTTGTAATTACATCAGATTTAATATTTGCTCTTTCTGTAGAAATATCAGTAGGAATATCAATTCCTTCTTCATATTTTCTTATTACATACCAATCAGTAAGTGATAATTTAATAAATGCATTTTGTTTTAATTCTTTAATAGCATTTTCTTTAAGTTCTGATAATGATTCACTCCATGTTATATTTTCTACATTATATGTAAATATTTCATTATCTGAATCAAAATATATATCACCAAGTTTTTTAATATTAGAATCATAATCTGGTACAATAACATCATAAAATCCTTCTTCTTTTAATTCTTCATCTGATAAATTATTAAAACCACCTAAATAGTGTTTGTTACCATCCCATGATTTTGGTAATGTATTATAAATTTTTATTTCTCCATTTATTTCTATTGCTTTCATATTATGTTGCTATTTGTGAAATTGTGTACCAAGCTTCAGAAGTTGATATAAATTTTATTTGAATTAAATTTTTTGTTGATGATGTGTCATCATACTCACCTGCTATTCTATTAAAAGTTGCAGCACCTCCATTAATTCCAGTAGAAGTGTCAAACGCTACTGTGTAAGAAGCACCACCTCCTGTAATTTGTAATGTTTTTGTTTTACCTACTACTACGTTCGTAAATGATAAAGTAGTAGAGTGTCCTGCTGTCCAAGTAAAAACATCAGCTGAAGATGTATCTATTGTTATTGT